GTGGCAAGTATCAAATTCAGTGTATGAAGTCACGTAGTTCAACAGGTGTTGGTCAAAAGATTGATCTTGAATACAACATTGAAACCATGCGTATTACAGATGAGGGCGGGGATGAAGGAACCGGTTATAACAAACCACAAAGTTCAATCATGGACACAATCAAAGCACGTAGCCAAATAACAACTACTGATAGTGAAAGTACCAAATCTACCAAGTGGGAAAAGCCTACAGGTACACCTGCTTGGGAGTATCAAGCAGGGGGCAAAGAGTTAAAACCAGAAGCCGTGGAAAAAGTCACAGCAGATGTGCAAAGTGCAAAACTCAAACAAATGCTAGCAGGAATTAAAAAAGGTTAAGCAAATGCACAACCGTTGTTGCCCACACAATACCATTTGTTGTTAATGTATTGTAGTGTGCAACCATCCCCGATTGCATCAAAAGTAATAGTACCGGTGCCAGATGTTTTCCATCCTGCATTGGTCACAGTGATAACCATGTCGCCTGAATCAGCAGCCATCATAAAAGTTTTAATTTGACCATTGGTACCGGCTGCTAGTGTAGCCGTTTCCGCTGCCGAAGTACTAAAATAACTAGCAGTAGTTGCTAAACTTGCGGCAGCTGACGCAGCCAAATCTTCACTGCTGGCCAACAACAACGGATTTGTATATAAACGCAAAGGACGATTCAAATCAAACATGGTAACTGTACTGCCGTTAGTATTGGTTTGGAACGCAAACTCATATGTGCCTGCAGACGCAAACGTAATGGTATTGCCTACTATACCTTGCACTCCGGTAGTACCATACAATTGGGACATTCCAGAGAATGTGACAGTTCTGCCCGGGGCATCTATTACCAGTTGCAATTTGATATACCCAAATGACGGTGCAATAGGAAAGTTGCTAAAACTAATATTGATATTGCCCGATGTGCTGATGCTTTGATAATGACCAGCTGAATAATTCACAGCAATTGATCCTGCTGTGGCAGTGATAGCAACCGAAGTGGCCGAGAAGTCTTGAATTTTTGCCGCATAAATCAGTGCATCATTCATGTTGTTGTCCAACGTGGTGCCAGTCAGCGCGGCCTTTAATACAGCTTTGTTCTGCAGGTCATTAATTTCATTCTCTGCGTATTGAAAATTTGTTTGAGTTGCTGTAAAATTGTCACGAAAGCCTTGTGTATTATTGGGCTGTCCGGCCACTGGATATGAGGCATCTATATTGTTGGGGTTAATCTGACTAGTCATTTGTGTTCCTTTGCTTTGCAAGCAGTAACAGATATTTATTAGAATTCAGAACGCACTAAATAATCCAAAGGTTCTTGAGTAATGCAAAAAAAGACACGCAGTTTGTTAGAAGAATTAGACTCAATGTATGTTGCGCGGGATCGGCGTTTGATAATTGAGTCCCGTGCAGATAATATTATCTCTGCTGCCATCAGGCTGGTAGAACAAATAGAGAAGGAATTTGGAACAGATCAAGCAGAAAAGCTCACAAGAAAATTGCTCAATGCAATACGCACAAAGGATGCTGGAAAGTTTTCTAGATCCGTTAGGAAAACAGATGCAGATTCATGAAATAACACGCAAACCAATAAAAGAAGATGTAGTCTCTGGACTTACCAACATGCTGTACAAATCAGCCGGAGTGGCCAATCCATTGGATTCCTTGGACCAAACCCGTATTGGACCAAAAGTTGCTAGTAATTTACGTCAAGGTGCCGCAGGCGAAATTAATAAGACATTACTGGCACCCTTGGCCAAAGAAATGCAAAAACGCTGGGCACAAACTGTGCAACAATTATTGTTGAAATCTGTTGATCCCAGCACAAAAAATCCTGTCACATCAGCTGCGCAGATTGATCAAGCTGCCTTGGAAAAAGAATTATATCAGTTTGTAAATGCCTTGGCTGGAGTTGATATTGGCAAATTACAAGACGATGGGTCCGGGCAAGCCAACTTGTTAAACACTGAAATAAAACCACAAATCACTGCTGCCATTGCCGACACTCAGAAACCCAATCCAGGCGCCAATGTATGGCTGCCACTGGCCACAAGTATCCAACGTGCCAAAAGCATAGCAAGATTTAGCCCGGGAGCCGGCAACAGAAAAGGCCCAGGCGAATCGCCAACAGTCAACCGCATTGGTGGCAGACTAATGGTTGACGGACATCCGTACAATGCATCAAATATTGAACACGTTGAAGCTGTAAAAGCAGTTGGTATTGACCCTAAAACAATTAGACCATGAAATATCTAACTAGACTATTAGAAGGCGGAAATGTATTCAAAGACAAGCAAGGTCAACCACTGACACAACGTATCAATCAGGCGGATGTACCTGCCACCATCAAGTACATTGAAAATATCCTAGGCATTGATTTTCCTCCGGAACGTTGGCTGGGGTCTACCGGCCGCAAGCCCACATCAGGTGACCTAGATCTTGGTGTGGACCTAAATGAAATTGATAAAGATCAATTGGCTGCCGCACTGCAACAGATTGTCACAAGTCAAGGATTAGATCCACGTGAATGGGTTGTTAAAAAAGGTGAAGTACACTTTCGTACTCCCATTGCCGGAGACCCCAACAAAGGCCATGTGCAAACAGACTTTATGTTTTTCCCTAATTTGGACTGGGGCACGTTCTATTATGGCGGAGCAGAAGGTTCCTCCTTCAAGGGCATGAATCGTAATGTACTGATGAGTTCAATGGCCAAGGCCCTGGGATTTAAAGTAGGTGCAAATGGCATGTTCAATCGATCAACTGAAGAACTAGTGCCTGGCGGAATGGATCCTAACCATGTGGCCCGAGTGCTATTGGGCCCAGCATTTACAAAAGAAAACCTGAAGAATGTAGAAAGTATCTTTGCCGCATTAAGCAATGATCCCAACAAAGATGCCAAACTAAAAGACTTCCGTGAATATCTAGCTCGTGAAGGATTAAAAGAACCGCAACTATCGGTGTCAGAAGATGATGTGGGATTCCTGGGCAGACTACGTGATCGTATTGTTAATAAAGGCTATGTTGCCTTGGTAGAAGCAGAAGAACCTGGAGTAGGAGGCCGAGCCAAGGGCATTGAACACCTGGAGGATCTTGTGTTCCGTCGTGGCACACAGGGCATTCGAGATGCACTGGAAATTGTAGACCATGCTACACAAAACCCCAAGACAACCACTGCCAAGTGGGACGGCAAGCCTGCTGTGATCTGGGGTCGCAAACCAGCTACAGGTGAGTTTGTGTTAACTGATGGATCAGGATTTGAAGCCAAGGGCTATGATGGTCTTGCTACCAGTCCTCAAATGATGGCCGCTATACAACGCACACGGTCTGGCAGTCGTGACGAGCTGATCAACCTGTATGCACAGCTATTCCCAGTACTAGAAGCCACACTGCCCCCTAACTTCCGCGGCTATGTCAAAGGTGACTTGTTGTACATGTCAACACCTCCAGAGATTGCTGGTAACTATGTGTTCCGTCCCAACACTATTGAGTATAAAATTCCAGCACGAAGTAACTTGGGTCAACGCATTGGCAACAGCAAAATGGGCATCGCAGTTCATAGTATGTATTCTGATGTGGGCGACGCACGACAGCCACTGAGTGGTGTAAAGTTCAATGATGTACCAGGCTTGATGTTAGAGCGTCCTGCTACCCCCAAGGCACTGTCGGCAGAACCTGCCAAAGTAAAACAACTCAAGCAGTTGATTCGCACAGATGGCAATGCCATTAGCACATTGTTTAATCCTGCAGAACTACGATCACACAAGATCACAGACCTTGCTAAACTGTGTGTGGACTATATCAACACCAAGGTTGGAGCTCCATTGAACCCTGCCACATTATTGCCTGAGTTTGGCGAGTGGTTGCAGACCAAAGTAACACCCAACAAGTTCCGTAACATTGTTGAATACTTAGAAAGTCCTACGTCAAATACACCTGCACTGGCAGCTGCCTTTACTGCGTTTATACTGCTACATGATTTGAAGATGGATATCCTAAAGCAAGCAGATCTAGAGCATCCAGGGCAAGAAGGTTGGGTCATGGCCACCCCTGCAGGCTATGCAAAAGCTGTAAATCGCTTTGATCCCAATGCTTTTGCCGCTCAAAATCGACAGAGAAATAACCCTCAAGCCACGTGATTTTTCCAAATTGACTAAATAAAAGCAGGTCCTCCGAGACCACAAACTTAAAGGAAATTTATCATGGCATATTTAACACCCGTAAATGGCGATTCCCAACCGGTATTCGCAATCGACGTACTGAACGGCCCAGTAAGCCCATCAGCTTCTACAGCCGCTACACCAGTTAACCTAGCTGGTCCTAAGTTAGACTTCTTCCGCGCTGTTGCTAACACCACTGTTGTTTCACAACAAGGTGTGCAAGAGTACGTTGGAAACGTTATTCAAGCTATCCAACAAACTGCTACAGTTGCAATGTATCAAGTTGATGGTACAGTATTGAGTTTCGCTACTTACCCAACAGGTGCTTTCGCTAATGCTACAACTAACACTAGCGCCGCTACCTTCTTGGCCGCTGCCAACATCACTTACACTGGCTATCAGTTGGACAGTGCTACCAGCGTTGGCTTCAAGCTATCGACCTAATCAATCGCTGATTAACAACAAAACCCAGGTTAGAAATATCCTGGGTTTTTTGTTGGCCGTTAAATACTCCTATAATGCAAATACTTTGTAGAACTTTTTTTGATTGCTCACCCACTGGCATAACCGGGCACTATAGACCTAGTCAGGTGCCATTTACGGATGGTGCCGGTAACACAATCAATAACCAGCACGATTGGACATTTGCCAGGAACCAGCAACGCAACTGGGAAACTCTAAATCAGTTGATCAGTTTGCGCACTCAACCATTTGACATTGTGCCTGTTGCAGGAGATCCCGGAATCTGGTGTTTTGAATTCAAAGTAGAGCATGGAGAAGTATACAGCACCACTGGACATGCCGGAGACCTAACTGGGTTGCTAAACGAATGTTCGGGTGTGCCCATGTTAACAGGTCTTACTGAAAATCGTACAGAGCAAGCAATATTGACCACATCAGGTCCTGATCAGAACATTTGGTTTGAACCCATAAATAACTGATAGGAGCCCATTATGGACACAACTGATATTGAGAAAAAGAGTCTTGAAGCGCATGTTGAATTATGTGCCGAGCGATATAAAATGCTTGAACTTAAATTAGAGACTCTTGAATCTAATGTAGAAAGTTTAAAAATTACCATTGGTGAAGTGCATGGCATGGTGCACATAATGGCAGCCAAACGCAATGATCAATTGATTGGCTGGGGAATTGGAATCATTGGCGCACTGGTTGCAACTGTAGGCTGGCTGGTAACACATTACATACTTAAATGAACAAACAAAAAAAGCTAGAAGCATTTGCCGCCAAAGAAATAGTTAATCTGACCGATAAACTAATTGTCAATGATGGCCACGGCAGAATTCTTGCTTTTAACAAGTATAACATTATACCCACAGACTACAAGTTTGTGGTTAATATTAAAAATCAAGATCCTATCATATTTGGCAGCAAGCGCAGTGCAATCAGCTGGTGTATCGCAGATCAACACAACCAACTCACACTGGCTCGCATAATTCACACACTAGACACTAAAAAACACAGTCTAGCGGCGGATATACACTGCCGAAAGACACTTGCGGAACGTAGCAAGCATGAAGATTTTTACGAAGGTGTTTCTGTTAAGATTCAATGCAAAATTGATCATATGGAAGCAGTGGATGCCGAATTAGAGAAATGTTTAAATTCGGCTAAATATATACAAATTAGAGGATTCTCAAATGAAACTGCAAGAACTGGCCGCCCCGTCGCCAACAAAACAAATCGCTAAAGTTTTCGAAAGTTACTTTGGTTC